CGCGAAATTCCCCCCTATCACTACGATCAAACTCAGCGTCTTTAACAGGCGCCAACTCCTGATCTTTCTCAAATCGATTATGGACACTTTTGGCTCCTCCAGCTTTTGCCCGATGACGGGACAATGATCCTTTAGCCTCCAGCGCTACCTCCTCTTTAGAAGTCCAATATTGACTGAACCTCCGAGCTATGAACCCCTTCATCCACTCATAAGCAGAAGAACACGCTAAATACATAATGCACATCGCCAACAGGATGAGGAATAAATCCAATGCTTTAGAAAGCTTCGGATGTTGATTCTTCCACATCTTGAAAGTGAACGCAGTCCCAGTTAATACGACTCCACACTCACGCCAGACCGACCACGATCCATTGCGTAAAAAGAGCCACACCTTCCGAGACTGGTCATCAGGACTGTCAATACCACTGGGCAAGGGATGAAAATCTGACTCATCAGTTTTCTCATCCAACTCACTCAGTCTTTCAACCAATGGCAAAGGGGCAACCTCGGGTATCTTTAACTCCCAACCAAGCCCCAAATTGCTATTGATCTCAGCTGTACGACATTCACTAGCGGTGAGCTCTTGTTTAAGAAGCCCATTACTAACGAACATTATCCGCTTCGACTCTTGTAGCTGATTCACCCAGTCAAATGGTTCTCTAGTGGACTTGAGAAGCACTTTTCCAAGTGAATTCACATCCACACAAACTTTTCCAGCCCGCAACTCATCAATTAGGGCTTTTTCGCCAACAACGGCTAACTGAAGCTCCTCAGACATGTTCCAAAACCAGTCCAGACTAGCCTTAGTATATACATCCTCGATCAAAACCTCCAAAGTATGCTGTGGCGTAAATTTGTTAGGACCAAAAAATCTAGGGTTATCAAGACAGCGCGCAGCGCGTGCACTAGCACATTCACCACACATCATATTACCACTAGCCTTCCCAGCCCGACATTTCGGCGCCAAAACACATCCATTTTTCACACCATCTCCACCACTCCCAACAATCTCAGCGATCCATCCATAAAAAGACACATAAGGACTCCACTCTCTGAACCACCGCAAATTACCAAAAGAAACAAGTGATGTAACAAACAAACTAGCATTCAACAACGCACGCCTCCTATGATCTTCAGCAAACAAACCCCCGGATTGCGGGATAATAACATCTCGCCTCTCATCAGGCTCATCTTCTTCCAACTCAACGATTTCTTTCCCATCCTTATCCAGCTTCTTCTCTTTCCGAGAACAAACCCAGATTACAATACAGACAAAGACCGACACAGAAAAACACACACCAACAAACACAGGACGACTAATTGTGAAACCAAAGACCGATATCGTCTCCTTCTTCTCTCTCTCCCACCAACTGCGAATCCGCGCCCGTAAGAGTAAAGCTTTAAGGGCTATCACCCCCTTCCAACCTACTAATACCCGAACGCTTGACATAAGCAAATTATGTGGGTGAAATCGTATATTCCACAACAACCGAACACAATTAGCAAACGGACCCATAACACACTCAACACACAGCCGATAACAGGCACGGGTTAATATTCTCCCATAATCTTCAAAAGCAACACGCGCTTCGGCCTCTGTTCCAGGAAACCAAAGAACGCTAAATGGAATAAAAGCTGCAACTAAAGCAACATACCCAAAAACCACTGACGAAACAATCGCACTGCACAACAAGAAATTACAAATCAATCTGACATAACCATTATTACGAAACCTCCACAAAAGCAAAATACAAGACAACTGGTTAAGGATTAAACACCACTTAACCCACCAGCGGGTACGAACCACACCGGTAAACTCATCCACACTTTCCGCTCCCACGAAACTCTCCCAACAACCCCGAATCCACACACTCCCTCTCCCACATAAATCTCTCCATGAAGGTGACAAATGAGAAACAACTCGTTCTCGCAAGGGCATGTTTATTTGGACAGCAGGGATTGAATCAGTACTACCTGGCACTTGACTACCAGCGATGTCAGAACTACCTTTCGGCGCTACATCCTTTCCAATTACCCAATCACCAAAACTATCTAGACCCGCCAATGGGTCATCAACTTGAGGGGGTGCCGTCCTCGGCCACACGCCAGGGCAATGTTCAACAGACCCAGACTCGTCATACAAAATAGCATCGTCAACATCGCTAACATCCTCAACTGAGGGACCACGATGATACTCTGCTTCATTCCTACAAGCCTCAACCTGTTTATCCTGAAGTAGCTTATCGTACGCATCTATCACCATCTCATCCTCACTAGAAGTACTTTTACTCCCATAAGGACAGTTATCGCACAACCAGTCAAGACCATAAGTATGGTCACGCGCACAATGAGCATCACACCCTTCAGAACCATCACTCTCATCAGAATATTTTTCGTCATCGCTCCAACTGCGACCCAACCGGGCCTCAGCAAACTCAGTAAAACCCTCGGCTTCTCGCTCGTTACTCAC